CCAGTGTAGCCCGTATAGCCAGTAGGACCAGTGTAGCCCGTATAGCCAGTAGGACCAGTGTAGCCCGTATAGCCAGTAGGACCAGTGTAGCCCGTATAGCCAGTAGGACCAGTGTAGCCCGTATAGCCAGTAGGACCAGTGTAGCCTGTATCACCTGTTGGTCCAGTGTATCCCGTGTAGCCTGTTGGTCCAGTGTAGCCTGTTGGGCCTGTATCACCTGTAGGGCCAGTGTATCCCGTATAGCCTGTTGGACCAGTGTAGCCCGTGTAGCCTGTAGGACCTGTTGAGCCAGAAGCTATATGTTGATTTTGATAAATCCATTGTTCAATTGTTGCATCATATATTAAAATTTCTTTCATGAGTTTTATTTTACTACTAAAAAATGAATCAAATGAATAATCAATATACAAACTATCTTCTGAGTAGAAGGCCAACTGTTATTACAGGTGCCGATGGACAACCAATTATTATTCCGCCATTAAATACTGACATACGAATACCAAACGAAATCTCTCAAAGAGAAGACTTTAGTCAACAATCATTTCACGAACGCGAAGATCAATTGAGAAAAAATCAAAAATTGGCATACAATGCTTATAGTGGGCATCGATCTCAATAATTTCGCAAAATTTTTCCTCGTAAACTAAAAACATGACAACTACTGGATCAAATATTACTAGCGGATTTATCGATCTTGCTACTTTTGATGAAATTGAAAAATATCAATATGGTTCTCAACAATCATTTGCATACTTCGTTAGAGAAACTCGAAAATCAACATGGTTTACACAAGTACCTGTTATTCTTTCACGATCTTCTGGACAAGCTGGTTTTGATCAAGAATGGTCTGTATCTATATCCAGAGCAGGAGACTATCTCCTTCAAACATGGTTACGTCTGCTAATTCCTTCTGTAACCCTATTATCTAATAATCCATTTGGAGACGATGGGCGTATCAGATGGTCTCGTAACTTCATGCACAATTTAATCCGGGAATGTAACATTTCATTCAACGATTTAGTCGCTGAAAGATTTGATAATTACTTCCTTGACTTCTGGGCCGCGTTTACTGTGAGCGCAAGTAAACGAGTCGGTTACGACAATATGATTGGAAATGTAGACAGTCTTCTCGCCCCTCATGCTCCTGGATCTCCAACCCGATCCCAATATCTAAATCTACCACTACCTTTCTTCTTCACTCGTGATAGCGGGTTAGCGCTTCCAACCGCGGCTCTGCCGTACAACGAGATGCGCATCTCATTTAGTTTCCGTAACTGGACAGATCTTCTTGTAGTTGAAAATTCAATTCTACCTGCCAATACATCTCCTTACCGAACTCCTGTTGTCGGAGTAGACATTTCAGAAGCACCTGCCCTCGTAAATGTACAAGTGTGGGCCAACTACGCAATTGTCAGCAATGAAGAGCGTAAAAGAATGGCGTGCGCACCCAGAGACATTCTCATTGAACAAGTTCAAACAGCACCACGGCAAATTTTCTCTCCTGGGGTTAATCAATACCCAACGTATGACATCAGGTTCTCTCACTCGATAAAAGCTCTTTTTTTCGCTGCACGTAATACTACTACTTCAAATATATGGAGCAATTACACCACATCCTCTCCCGTTCCAGGACCTCAAGTTGACATATATGAACCTCCCACTTACGCATTTGATCCAATGGGTAATGTCACTCTCACGTATGAAAACACCAATCGTCTCAATGTGATGGGTTCAGACTACTTTACACTCATCGAGCCTTTCTACAAAGCACCTTCTATACCAGATCGCACTGGATATCATTTATACTCATACTCACTCGCCTTTTTCAACTCTGATCCTCTCGGTTCAACCAATTACGGCAAACTTACGAACGTTAGCATATCCCCACAGGCTTCCCCAGAATCACTTATCGCCGCGGCTGGATCAGCTCCTGTGGGATCAGGGCAAAATTACCCGCAAACATTCGAGTTCATCGTTATCGGTGTAAATGCGAACATTATCAGAATATCAGGTGGAGAAATACCAAAGCTCCACAACAGATGCAGGTGGGATCGAGAGGTCCCGGGACAGCAAACGACCGCAACGGTTGAGCGTAGCTTGGGCTGTGCCCAATTGGCGAAGCCAAGCTCAACTCTAGTCATGTGCTGTTAACGAATCATGAGACCAACATGATACCTTGGTAGCATCTAGTCGGCCACGATCTCGGGCCTCGAGGTGGGATCGTGGTGGTACGGGGATGACAGTCCCTACCTAGCGAAATCATGTTCATGATTCGCGAACAGGCAAGACGAGTGAAAACGGTCAAAAGTCGTGCATCTGCTGGAGATGCGCGGGTGAGACCGTCGGTTCAAGAGCGCCGAGAGGCGCTCACCTTGGATCGCTACAGACTGGGTCACTTGTCGGTCAAGAACCAGTTGCGCTGATATGAGGCAATTGGGAGTTGGCTTAATGTTCAGTCGGGCCCTGGCAAATGCGCGCTTTGCGCCTGCGTGAGCCAGCTGTGAGAGGAGAGTGGCGCTTGAAAAGAGTCGCCACAGGAGCTCACAGGGGTTGTTCGCTGTAAGCAACCTGGGAAATAGGTTCATAAACACGAACCTATTTTGCATTGGGATTTCCAGTTTTGTAAAAATTTATTATGGAGAGCGTTTATTATTTTCAAAAAATGCCTTAGAAGAAGAGTTGAATAATATCATTAGTATTATCAACAATCAATACAAACATTCATTTGTACAACTTTGATTATATATCTGTTCAGATATATAATACGGCGCAACTACTGGGACCTACAATTTATAGTGGGATCCGAACCACTCTACATCATTCAATCGATTAATTGTACCAAATCTTTCCTTTATCATTCGACATAATCCAACCGCAATTTTTTAATGAATAACCTTTTTCTTTAGCCATAATGTCCATCAGTCCATAGATATTTCCATGTTTCGTGTAGTAATAGACTTGCGATCCTCCGAATACACAATTTTTTGATTCGTTCGATTCAATGTACATTGCATATTGATCATAAAATCCCTCGTCAGAATGATGTTCATAAGGATCGAAACCGAGTAAATTCTCACGACCTAAACAAAAAAGATAACCAATTAATTTGTTTTTTAATGAAATACTATACAAGTACTTATTAAGCTTGTTACATTTAGCGTTTTCATGATATCTTCCAATCAAAAACGTAGATTTTTGGAACATATTCCTTGTTTCTAATTTTTTAATTTCAAATCGTTCGCTACCTTCTTCTTCTGGATCCAGATGGAGTAATTTTACGTTATTCAAGTTTTCATACCAATTACTTTGAGTAGTGAGCCAACTATTTTTATTTGTTGAAAATTCAACGGAATTGACGATTAAATGATCAATTCGGTCGACCATATGCATCACATTTCGCGTAATTCGATAATGAAGAATGCTAGTATCCTCAAAAATATTCAAACAATTTGGTGTCGTGCAAATATCTTCTGGATCAGAACTATCGATGTGCTGAAGTAAAAAATTATTTTCAATACCGTTAAGATCAATAGTTCCTTCGGCTACCAAAACACGTTTTTCATATGTCTCCATTAGATCGTAAGCTTTTTTGGAAATATCGGTTAGTGCGGTTGCTGTAATAGGTACGAGATAAGGAGTTAGTCTAACATCTTTTTCAATTGTTTTACTCGTTATGCTGGACCAGAGTTCTAATAAGAACGTCAAGTCAAGCTCATACGTCTTGTGGATCCAAGCAATAAATTTATCAACTTTGTTGTAACTTATCTTGGATCCTTCGATCGTAATTAATAACGGGTCTTGAAAAGAAGCCCACTTCTTTAACAGAATGGATCATTCAACCCCAACATGTGTTGAGAATTGAGAAATGTTCCATTCAATCGTTTTTTCAATATTTCGCATTAAGCAATCCATATTCGTAATTATTTTTTTTATGTTTCATCTTTTCAATTTTTCAACTTTTTTATCAAGCCAAGCTCACTTCATTCAAGTGTTGCATGGAAGCCCATTTGGAGCCCGTATAATTGTTTCATTTTCGTAGAAAATGAAACTTTAACAGCTTTGCTTCTAAAATTTTAGGTTTATCAAACGACAAACTTATTCGAATTTATTTCATTCATAACTTTAATCAACTCTTCTTCATCAATATCCGAGTTTTCAATGCTTAAACTATTCCCTGAAAATATAACATCTCGTTTTTTAAGATCGTCTCTTATTCGAACAAACAAAGTTTTACTATTTGGCTGACATTGAAGATCTAACAATACTTCAATGTTGTACACTGACTCTTGTCGCTTCTTAGCAGCTTGAGCATTTGAATTCTGAGCTCTAATGACATAGTACGGATAGTCATCATCGTTACGCTTGAGTAACAAAAATCGTTCTTGTTTTGAAGCCTTATGAGGTAAAGGTGCTCGTTCAACACATGCTAAACCAAGTTTGGTCTTCACATCTTTAACGTCCTCGTGAAGACTTGTATTCTGTTCAATTAGAGTGTCGTTCTGTTCTAAAATTTCGTCTATCTTCTCTTCTTGTTTTATTGCTCGTTGTTCAGATTTGATACTCATAGTTTTAAGCTGTTGCATCAACTCATCAATACTCATAACTCGAGCTGATGTTCTTTTTCACGTTCTCTGAAACAAGCGGTATAACAAGCATACTCTCTGACCAAATCTTCAAGGTCTAAATAGTAATTGCGTATAGTATCAGCAGCTTTTGTGTTAAGCATCATTACAGCTTTTTTAATATCTCTTGGAGCCATTATGATAAAACGTTGTCTTGTTCTAGCAGCATTATGCGGTAATAATGCTGCTTCTTCGGCGATAGTCGGATAATTGGAAGCTTCAGGATCATTGTATGTTAATTCTTGATATGGAACATTATTGCGAATAAGAAGATCTTTAAATTTACGCTTCATTGTATAGTCTTCTCCTTCATATCCGAACCATTCAAGGGTCAATCTACCTAGATGGGTAGATTGGCCATCAACTAAAACTTGCCAAAACCAAGAAAACATAACAGGGTTGATTTGAATTTCAGCTACTTTGATGAATTGCTGAATGTCTAATATCTTTGAGTAATGAGACAATGCTTTCTTAACTCGTGTAGGAGGGTTTGATAAATCGATTCCCATGAAAGTTGTGTTTGTGTCCATTTTTATTTTAATCAATCATTTTGGTAGTTCAGAATTCAATTTTTTTGTATTGAGTGAATTTTATAAATACGAAATGAGTTACATTCCGCAGCCAGATATGTTCTTCATGTAGTTAGACTTATACGCCTGGTTGTAGCTGCTGTATTTGCGAAGTGCTTCTGCATTCTGCTGCATACCTCGCGCATATTGGTGTACGCCACAGTTTGGAAATACGTTTGATCCCATTTGGAGTCCGTAGTTACCAGACACGTTATGCACCTGATTCAAATCAGAGGCGGCTTTCATCTTATCCCACTCTGTCATTGTGCCACCACCACCATAAAATTCGCCGTCAATGCCTCCACTGCTTAAATTAACATACTCGACGTACTGAGGTCTTTGATAATTTTCTACGAACACTCGATCTTCTGCGCTATTGCAACCAGCGCTTTTAGTGTTAAACGAATCTGCACATGATGGTCTTCCGGCACTGTCATATCCATTCCAAATAGGACAAATCATATTCCCCGGATTCAAAAAACGATCACTCTGAACTTTCGCTGCATATGCTGGGTCGATCTTACAAGTTCTGATCGACGATTCTAGACTTACATATCCTGCCATTTTAACTCACTAATATATTTTTTGAAAAACCTGTAGAACATGATTAGGACAAAAGATGATTTCAGCTTGATCAGACGGACAAAGGACATGCGGGCGTTCAAGAAGGCTGTGATTCAATTTCTTGGACATCGTTCATTGAGGCGCATAAGGAGTGCAATTTGTTTTTCAAAAGTTCTGAATTATGATTCTCGAATTGCTCGAGTATGGTCGAAGCGTATGGAATTTTTTTAAGTCCTACTATCTTATCTTTCTTTGTAAGTAATTTTTTAGTCGATCGAAGCCACGTTTGAATGTCAGTTGTAACAAACTCGCATACCGCTGAATCTAAGAGTGAATTGATATGAGGACTGTCTAAAAGGTGGTAAGGGTGTTTATCATGTTTGACAATGATGACATTAGGCCAGTTTGCGTAAATGTTTCTAAAAAAGTCGATCTTACCAGGACTCGAGGCTCCACGCATTGTGAGTAGGAGCATTAAGTCGGGGAATAACTCCAAAGCGTTCGCAACAATTTTTTCAATGCGAGTCGAGCAACTTTCGTCACCAACATGTATAGCATTTACTGCTTTTCTCAATTTGGGCGCGCCTTCCCAGAGGAAGGTGCAGTTATCGCTTTTCATTTCTATGCCGTGAAAGCCATTGAAGCTGTTGATATTTGCAGGTATAGGATTATATTTCCATGGGTAATCTTCTTTCTGGAAATATGAAAAGTCGTCATAGCTGGTGTCATAAGGTGTAGTGTTAATGATAACTTCACAGTTATCGTGTGTTTCGTCGAAAGATTCAGGAGGTTTGTAATGTCTATGATCGATGTGATAACTTCTGATATCATAAATTGGGTTCTTGATCGCTATATTTTGACAGCTTATTTTTTTTACTAGATAAGAATCACACCCAGAAATTCCAATTAGAATATCCAAATCATCTAAATTGGAAAAATTGAGTAAACGTGGTTTGAATATGTAAGAATCGAAGCTCCAGTTCATTTGAAAGTTAGTTTGAATAGGTATTGTATATACAGACCAGTTATTTATGTCTATTAACTGCCATCGTGTTAGCGCTATTAAAGTGTTTTTCATATCTATTTCATGTATTCTGTTCAAAGTGCAATCAAATAAAATATCATTGTTAGAAATAACAATAGTTTTATCGTATAAATTATTATACGCATATTCAAAAAATGTCCGATAAGACTGACGCGTATTGGTTTCAATTACGGCGATCTTGGGATGTGATTTCAAATACTTATATTCTTCGTTTTGCTCGACTTGATCCCATTTTTCGAAAAAAACAATAATCGTTTTGAAGTGAAGCGCGTTCGATAATAGACATTTCTTTATCTCTCGATCTCTTTTCAAATTTTTACTGTTGTAATGGCTAGTAATTAACACCAAGTCTTCATGCATTTTAATATTATTAATATTAAAATGCAAAAAGTTATTTCATTCAGCTTATGGGGAGATAAACCTATATATTTGGTCGGTGCCATCAGAAATGCTATTATAGCAAAACACATGTATCCAGATTTCACGTGCTGGTTCTACATACATAAACACACTGTTCCCTTAGACGTTATTGACAAACTCAATCAATTAGACAATACCCGCATTATATACAAACACGACCTATCCAAACCTCGGACATGGCGATTTGAACCCATAGACGATCCTAATGTCCAAGTTATGCTCTCAAGAGATACCGATACCCAAATACTATTAAGAGAAAAGTTGGCCGTTGACGAATGGTTGAATTCTGACAAAGCGCTCCACATTATGCGGGATCACCCGCATCACAGTTATCAGATCCAGGCAGGAATGTTCGGCGTCAAAAAAACAAATGTAAAGATATCATGGACCGAGTGTATAATTAAGTACTGTGTAGAAAACACGTTTGATTACGATCAAGTTTTTTTGAAGGACGTCATATATCCAATGTATACAAGTCGAATGATACACGCTTCCTTCAATCGTTTTGAAGGAGATGAGTGTCTAGAGTTTCCTATCCCACACGACGAAGACGATTATCGATTCGTAGGCGAATACGTGTACGAAGACGAATCCCGAAACGCTCAGCACACGCAAATTATCCGTTCCGCGCAGGCGTAGATCTATGTCAGAACGCTTGGATAGGAGCACGTTGGCAGTATTTGTTCGAGGGTTAGAAGTGCTACAAAGCGAGTCTCGCCTGAATATCTATAGCCTAAAATAGCACTTCCGGATTGAACGGTTTGTGTGTCGTGAGATGATATTTTTTTGATTTGGAATTCATTTACATAACTAAACATAGATATGCTCTGCTCTAGATCTTGAGCTTCTAAATTATCCAGGTCTTTTTTATTCGGGAGGCGGTTCTGAGTATTCCAAATTTGAATGGTATAAATTGCTTGTTGGAAGCCTGAAGGTGAACTAGGCTGAGATATTGCTAAGTAAACAAGGCCTCTATTTATAAGATCATTGCTGAAGAAATAAGGAGTGGTTGCCATTATTTTGACGAAATTCACAATACTATTGTCTATTTCATACGTTTTTATTAAATTTGCAATCGACTCTGAACTGTTCAAAATGGTGTAAGCGCCGTATCGACATTTTGTCACGGCAGAATCTACGCATTGGAAATCAAATGTATCTGTGTAGAATCCGCGAATGTTGTCCTCATTTCGGTAGTTTAGCAGCTCGGTCAAGTGATTCTGTTGGTACACCCGGATCATGAATAACAATCTCTTTAACATCTCTTTAGATAAAATGACTACTTTCCCGTTTTGCACGAAGATATCTTTACCATGAGCAATGTCCGCAGATTTTGGTATTCGGTGCTTCCAGTTGGACGATATCAAAACATTTGTATTGATAAATTCGGTTAATTGGTTTTTATCAAGAGCCTGCGAGATACCTTTTGCGTGCATATAGAGAGACATGACGTATAAGAGATATTGGTATATAAGAAATGCTATTTTTCTATTACTATTAAAAACATCCAAAACTCGAAGATCGGTTCGCGGTACGTCTGAAATGTGCGTCGGGAGGTTTTGAATAGACTTCAGTTTTGTCAAAATGCTTACTTTTAAGTTGCCAAAAAACCCGTTGATCTGTCTGGTCTCTTGGGTTACAACGTCTAGATATTGATCTATCAGTTTTATGCTGTACTTCTCCGCAAACTTCAGTATGATGTCGATTGAGTCCACTGGCTGTATGCGATCGTTAACCCAGTTACTATGTTTGCTTTCTGGCGCAGCATAAGGCACAGTAGGATCACATCTAATGGGTATTAGATGTTTTCCAAAACGAATGTTCAGCGCCCTACACTTTCCATAGACGTCTACTTCTTGCGACTCTACCGAGTTAAAGCGAACGTTAGGCGGATCGTTGAGCATAAAGGGTTCTTTACACGAAGCCAGTTGTTCGACAGATTTATATGTGGCGACTGTGTAAGACTTATTAAGCTGTTTGAACACATCCCATAGAGATTCAATCACATGGTCGGTTGGGTCGAACATGAACTGCTTTTGTGTAGGGTTGACTGGGTCGCGGTTCGGGACTCGTATAAGGAGCTCGCACTGTGCGAACGATTTTAAGGCCTCGCTCGTCCCAAAGTTAAAATCAATGTACTTGTGCTGGTAGAGCAAGATGTATGGCTTGTTAATGCACGATTTGATATGAAATTGGGAGTGTCTGGGTATCAAGATATTGCCGTCGGGAAAGTACTTGTTACTCGAGAAGATAAATATGTTGCAATCGTAGGCCTCTTCCATCAGGTGTATAAAGTCGACAGGGTTCATATAAGTTTGGATTTTGTGTATGATGTCGTCGACAGAGTCGTCGTAAAGTTCTTGTTTAGCAGCCATGGCATATTTGTGCGTGGCTATTTTTTGTTTCTCCTGAATGATGATGAAGTTTCTCTCGTCCTCGGACACTTCTTCATACGCAGCGAAGCTTGGCCGAGCCGATTGGCTGTACATCGGCTGAGCATTGTCTTTCCTAAAATACCCCTTCGCTCTTAACACCGACTCTAGGATGGAAAACGATGAAAAAGAGTTCCCGTACCGCACAAAACAATGTTCGGGGTCATGCTGCAGCAGAGAAAACAGTTTCTTCAATTTACGCGGAATCATCCCCGTCATACCCAAGCTTACAGGCTTGTTGGTTACGAATACGTCCTGGCGAAGTCTATTCGCATGCTCCGTCAATGGCTTGTAATTAGGGTCGAAGTAGTGAAGATACTTGCTGTCTTTCTTACTGGTCTGGTCCTTCATATAACAACACGGGAGGTATGGATACACGTGCATGTTCTCCATCTGGTTGTCACGTAGACCGATGTAAGGATGAGTTTGATGTTCACATATGTAGTTGTACTTGGAGCCCTCCCCGTAATTGGGGAAGGTCATGACTTGATGTGACTTGTCTTCGCGATAGACAGAAGCCAGTTCGTCGGATATGATGGTAGGCTTGTACAAACATTTGCGTGAATACTTGGGTAGGAATAGGTCTGGTGCGATTGCACGGAGTGGCAATGTCTTGTCATCGTCGATGACGACCTCTTCTTCGCCCATAAAGGCAGGTATGTAGCGTCGGTATTGGGATATGACATTTGCTTTTTGCTCGTTGTATACATACAACAGCCTAGATATAAGTTCCATGTACACCTTCGCGCATCTAACTGAGGGGGTCTTTACGCGCGCTTTCGCGTACTGCTGTCCCTCACCCATGCCGTGCATAATCTTGTCCACTATTTTCATTTTCAAACTGACTGAATCCAGTATGGATCTTTTCATGTCACTTGAAGGACGTTCAGACATGATCATGTACATGAACGCGTTTTCCCTTTTCTTGGAAGCTCTTATCGATTCGTCGATAACGACTGACTCGTAGAAATAGCGATTGTTCATCGCTAGTTCTGTGAAGACAGGGATTGCTAAGGATTGGTATGGATATATCCATGTACCTTCAACAGAGGAGTGTGATATTTTGTATATACTGTCTTTAGAGAGGCTAGTGGCGACTAATACGCGGTCAATAAATTCATCTGTATTGACATTTCGTTTACTAATGTTAATATTAAGCGTCGCAAAAAGCACACTGTCAACTTGTTCTTGTGCTTTGTTAGACAACGCTTCGCGTTGCTTACACACAGCGCAATTCGAAATCCGGTTCGAATTAGCAGGTCTCAATACACACATAGGCTCTCGTTCATTTGGCGATGGAGCATACGTAAAAGCTGTGGTTGTGAACTTAGGGTTATGAGTAAGATTAATCTCTCCGTTGGCCTTAATAATGATAACATTCGGGGTGTCTAGTTCGGTCCATGTAATTTCGGGTTTAAAACCGTGTCGAACTTTATAGACCCTCAAGTCGTCATGCCACATGTTAATATAAGGAACGTACTGGGTTGTCTGCATCTGATTGAAGATATCTGGGAGTGTAGGAGTTCCTTTTTTGAATTGGATAGTAATCTGCACTTGCTGGAGTTCCAGATCCACGGATTTGACCATAGGTATCTGTTCAAATTGTGACGCGAATGACGTGAAACGATGAACTTTTTCTTTTAGCAGCTTCGTGCTTTTGTTGAATGTTTCAATGGTATTCTTACGATCGTTCCACATAAATTCATATTTCTGCACCCAGACGTCATAGAGCTCTGGTGATATTCTGATAAGTAAATCTAATTTTCCTACTTTATCGAATCTCTCGAGTTCTTTGTTGAATGAAACGAACAGTCTTTCTATCTCAGATATATCTATTCTGCATGGTATCTGATGTTTAATGTTGAGTATTTGTATTTTTTCCTGGTTTATGACAGAGTCGAGCAAACTTATCGCTTTAAAAGATTGAGTTGAATGCATTGAAGAATATGACAGTACTGGATCAAATTGTAAAAATTTGATAGGCACTGCATTAAATAATTCTACAGAAATTCTCTCCTTAATCGTTTGAACACTATCGACAATCCATACTTTGAATTCATGTCCATTTATAATCATTTTATTCATTGTTGATAAATAAATGAAGGCATTTATATCCTGTAGGATATAAATGCGCTTCTGAAACAGTTACTTATTTTTTCTTTGCTTTGCAGAGGATATTTCTCTTTTGAGTTGTTCAATTTCTTGTTCGAGTTTAAAATTTCGCTGTCTCAAAGTGTCTGTTTGAGTGTTAATGGCTACAATCTCGCCAGTTAATTTGATATTTTTCTTACCTACCTCTCCATTTCTCATGACGAGATTGTATCTTTCTTGTTCTAATCTTCGGATATTTGCTGATGACATTTATTTGATTGTATCAAAATCTTTAATATATTAATGTTAACCTATGACGGTCTAGTCAAAAAAGTTGAAAAAATATTAATAAAAGTAAACTTTAAAAATAAAAAATGAATTTCAAAGAAAAATGCGATTTAGCATATGAAAAGGGTCAGCCTATCATCGACGATGATGAATACGATGCTCGTTTCAATGATGCTAATACTCGGAATACATTACAAAAATATACGCCTGATGGGCAATGCGATACAAAATTGCCTTTTTGGATGGGTTCGTTAAATAAAAAAAGATCCTCAAAATCATTAAATTTATGGCTAAAGAAAAACACTTGTAAAAATTTTATTGTAAGTGGAAAAATAGACGGGATTAGTGCATTAAGAACAGCGGATGGGTTTTTCAGTAGAGGAGACGGCAATAAAGGATGTGATCTGAAACCATTTCTACCATTTTTAAATATTCCCGAAAAATTCTCCGAATACAATTTAGCTGTTAGAGGAGAATTAGTAATGAAAAATAGTATATTCGATGAGAAATACTCACATCAGTTTAAAACTGCGCAAAATCTTGTATCAGGAAAATTTACAAGTAAAAATATTGACACTCTGATTTTGAAAGATATTGATTTTATTGCTTATGAACTTATTATTGACAAACATCAACAACTTACCTTCGAGGAACAATTTAAAAACTTATGCGAATATAATTTCCATGTTGTTCCATGGATCGTTGTTCAGCGAGAAGACGTGACATTTGAAAAAATGATGGATCTTTTCTCACAATTCAAGAAGAACTCCGAGTATCAATTAGACGGGATTGTCGTGTCTGTTAATGAGCGATATAAGCGAGAAATTGATAGTAATCCCAATTATTCAATTGCTGTCAAACCAGAAAATGAAAATATGAAACATCTGGAAGCAACAGTAAAAGAAGTAATATGGAAGCCAACAGCATTACTGGTATACTTTCCAGTAATTACTATAGATCCGCCTGTATCAATACAAAACAAAAATATTTCAACTATAACTGCACATAATGCCAAATTTGTTTTGAATAACAAAATTAACACTGGAGCTAAAATTATAGTTGGACTCAACATCAATCCAATCATTGTCAAAATTGTTGAAGGGTCTTGTGATCCAATAATAACTCCAAGTAAGACATGGGACGAGTATAACAATAACTTTGTAGTCGAAGATCCAGAACACATTATCCAAGTGCAGATATTAAAAATTGAAAAATTCTTAAGCAAGTTAGGATTGAAAAATTTTAAATTGAAAACTCTTGAAAAAATATACAAAGATATCTTGATAACAAAAACTGACAGACATTTATCAGCAAATAAGTACTCGTTAGACGAGGATCTTTTAGTATTTGAGGATGCGATGGGGATTCTCTTATTAAGAGAGTCAGAATTGAGTTTATGTTTTACGAGTAAAACGAGCGACGCTATAATAGCAGAATTCAGAAAAGTGCGACAGTCTTCTCCATCAGTTTCAACTTTAATATCAGCTTCAGGCATATTAGGGCGTGGAATTGGCGAAAAAAGGCTAGATATTATATTGCAAAAAGTTCCGAATTTTGTCGAAAAATGCCCATCTACTAAAGAACTCGAGTCAGTACCTGGTATATCAACTATACTGAGCGAAAAAATAATTGTCAATCATTTCAAAATGATGCAACTTCTTTCGCGAATGAAACTTATCTTTCCAAATCTTTCCACCGCCGAAGACAACAACGACGACGATAGTAAGTTTATTGTTTGTTTATCAGGATTTAGAATTAAGCCTCCTCATACTTATAACTGTGTTTTTACTGAAACTTTTTCTAAGAGTTGTAAATTGCTAGTTATTAAAGATGAGGCTTTTCGCAACACAAACAAGACCAGGTTAGCTCTCAAACATAACATTCCTATTGTAACTAAATTTGAATTCGATCACATGAAAATATTATCATAATAATATATAAATGAAATTAATATTAACAATCGTGTTTCTTTTTTCGATATTCTTCGGTTTAGTCGTGTTTCAGTTTAGAAAAAATAGAGCGTTATTTGGGAAAATTGCGTTATTTGGCAACTTAGATAATGACTCTGATGACAAAGAGAATAAAGCTGATGACAAAGAGAATAAAGCTGATGAAAAATTAATAAATGATTATAATTTGATTTTAGACAATTTGTCTAAGTGCAAATATAATCAGAAACAGTATTACCAAGAAATTAATAACTTACGAAATATTTTGAGTAGAGAGTATACATCGCATATTACATCTTTTAAAAAATGCGATACTAAAACACCAAAACTTGCTAATAAATTTAAAAAATTGTATAAATTGTATAATGGAAAAGATATAGGTGATGAAGAAATAAAAAACTTATTGAAATTAAAATGAAATGAAACAATTACAAAAGTCGATTATTTTTTTATTGTTAATATTGATAGCAATGTCAATCGTGATCTTTTTCAATTACGATAACGATCATCTTCAAACTTGTATGAATTCTTTACAGAAAAAAGTCGATACTTACAATCGTTTCAAAAAAGCATTGAATGCTATATAAGAGTAGTAAGTTTATATGTAAAGTATGAAAGTCGTCGTCATCGTTTTTTTTTTAATTCAATATGCAAGTCCATCAGTAATATATCCGAAGATTTCATGGGATACTGAATGGGATTTGACTTCTGACAATTCAAACGAAATAGATATCGACATATACGAGACATCTATTTTAATCGGAATAGGAGTTGTTGCAATATTGGGCTTCACAGTTGTTTGCTGTTATTTATCGGCACTGTACATAATTATATTCGCTGTATTCGCTGTGATTAGTATTTGCTTAATAGCGCTTTTTTTAGCTTTTTACACTTTTTAGTTACATTTTAATATTTTGCGACCAAAGGTCTCAAAATTACGCTTTAGTGTTATTTGGTTCTTTCATTTTTCGTTCTTCACTAGGTATAGTGATATTGTTTATCGATCCAAGTAAATTAGTTCCTGTTTTCTTAAATATCATCTTACTTACAATGAAAAGAACAACATTCATAGTTAGCATCATTAAAAGTCGAATTTCAGGAGGCCATTTACTATCACTTTTGAGCGCATAGCTTTTCTCAGCCATTTCAACCAACAACTGTTCGTATGATGACATGGACATAATTTGTTGTTGAGCAAAGCCTTCCATGTCGAAATTTATTTTCCCTAACAGTACTTCGCAACCCATCACGAATATGATCATATACCTTTTCCAATTATCAACTGACGAGTCGAGTGATAATTTTCTGGTGAGCATCTCGTACTTCTGGGCCATTATTTTAGGATCCGAAAACATGTTAAACTCCGGTATATTGGCATTTGGGTGCATGCGTCTGAGAACTTCATATTTGAAGTACACTGCGTTTCGCTCTTGTTGCATTTCCTCTGTTTCTTCGATGTATCTATAATCCTGTGATATTGTAATCTTTTTTTTTTGTTGCAATTCTTCAAGAGTTGGAACTCCAGTAGATGGAGAGTCTTCTCCTAGTAAAGAGTTTATTTGCATTTCAAGTAGTCCAGTACCTGATTCACCTACATTATCGTTATCAATTTCTTCCAACTCATTTGTATCAATCGAAGATATGCGATTTATTTCTTCATTTGTTTGAGAAACAGGTTCATCAGGAGGAGTATAATGTTTGTTTATTAATTCTTTTTTTACTTTAACCTTGTTTTCTAAAAATTCAAGATATAAAATAGGCATACGAGAAAAATTTTTAGGTGGAAATATTCTCTCATAGTCTTCTAAATATACTTTTTTAATTTCAATATCACCATTCATTTTGGTTGCAAACATAAATTGTTAAATCAAAAAAAAATTACTGGTATATAAAATGAATAGAGAGCTATGCAATGATTTAAGTATGTTTCCAACGAGAAATCCTTTGACAAACAGGATTATCAAACCATTCGGTCCTACTCACATTAAACTTGCTACAAAATGTAAAAAAATTAGATCACGTTCAAGACCACGTTCAAGATCACGTTCAAGACCACGTTCAAGATCACGTTCAAGACCACGTTCAAGATCACGTTCAAGATCACGTTCACGACCACGTTCACGACCACGTTCACGTTCAAGAAGATCTCGCTCACGCTCGAGGTCTCGTATAATGCCTAAAGCACGGTATCATCCAACTATGATGAAAAAAAAACAGATCGTTGCTAGATACCATCCTTCGATGATTGAGCCACCTGCATCTTTTAGAGACGAAGATTTGAAAATGCACTACATGTACAATTACTAAGAATAGTTGCAAAAAATAATCTGTTTATAAAATGGTTTTAAATATTATATTTACTTTTTTATTGAATAGCACTGATAAACCAAAACGCTGTTTCGAATTGGACAATTCGAAGACAAAAACTAGCACTAAAACAACCAAGAAACATATAAGGAATTAAGAGCGTAAGATCTGAACAATTTATCATAATCGATGATAAATGTACTACGATATTTACCCGATATTACTATAATATTTGTGACATTAGGTGATATAAGAACATTTTATTTTGTTAAAATGCTTTTTTTAATTTGGATCTTAATATACTGCTGTCCCTATCTCTGCACGAGTACTATGGAATCAAGAAGAGACTACGAGGAACGTATAGACATCGAAAGGGCTATTATTCGTCGTTTAATAAATGATGGCTACATAATTGATGATTTTATTTACCAATGGGAATCGCTTCGACGTAAATCGATGCCCTATCGCTCGAATCATCACGTTTTTTTGTCAGAAGAAGAACATTACAACAAGATAGTAAATCTTGCGACTATTCATCGTGCGTTGAAAAAATTCCAAAGCGCTCATTCATTGATTGAAACTGGGATTATTGATAACGCCGTAATAAGAACAATATACGGGGATAAGTATCAAAACATGACATTCATAGACGATGGTGGATTATACGACTTCACAAATATCCCTACCTATGGCGATCGATCGCGTGTAAAACGAGGTATTGAAGATTTTTCGACTGTGAATGTCACTATCTCAACGTTAAATTTACGTTGGATGTTAGTAAACGTAAATAAAAATATATCTCGCAATCTTACATTATTAACTCGATATGCTATCAATAACGCTTTAATTGAATGGCAAACTGCTTTGAATATTACGTTCAGTGAAACTTCCAACATTCACGACGCACTTATCAGAGTATCTTTTGAATATCGTAATCATAATGATAATTTCCCATCTGATGGAAGGGGCAATATCCTAGGCCACTCATATTACCCCGGTACAGACAAAGAAGGAATTATTCATCTTGACATCGAGGAAGATTGGACATATGACAGGCTTTATTGCGTCATACTTCACGAACTTGGACATACTTTCGGACTAGCTCATTCGTCTGTTAAGGAGGCAGTTATGTATGCCTGGTATTCTAATAATAAAAAACTAGATGATGACGATAAACACGCTATTAGCTCTTTATACGGTCTCAAATCCAAATGGGGACCAATCGATCGGCACCGAAAGATCTTTACGGATCGAGTAAACCCTGTCGAAACAGTACCACGGATCAACAACTCACATTACACTCTTTATAAAGATAGAAGCGTCTTCAATATATTTAATAGTAGTATTCAAATATATTAACAATCGTGTGCAAATTGACTAACAAAATATATTTTACAGATAAAAATGTATATAATGATAATATATATGTTGCTAGTAATAATTATTTTGACAGCTGTCTATATGTATAATAAACCAAGTCCGCCAAGTCAACCAAATCTGATTTCTATAGGACGTTACGGAAACGTTCCCATGTTCGGAGAAGAATTGAATGAAGTTAAAGACGATGAGTTGCTAAAAGATTTAGACAAGATCAAGAGCGATTCTAATAAATGCGCAATTCAATCAGGTAAATTGAATAAGGCGTTAGATGAATTGCGTGTACAATTGAATCAAAAAAAAAACCAATATAATGCAGATTTTAAATTCTGTACACAAAAAGTACCTGAGCAAATTTCAAAATATATTAGGTTCAATAAAAGTTTAGGTAAAAATATAACTGAAGATGAAGTTAGACGAAATTTAAACTTATAAGTAATGGTTATTTCACATCCCAACGGATGTGAAATTGTCGCGTCAGTACAGTCCAATGAGTCCAGTGAGTCAAGTGAGTCCAGTGAGTCAAGTGAGTCCAGTGAGTCCAATGAGTCCAGTGAGTCCAATGAGTCCAGTGAGTCCAGTGAGTCCAATGAGTCCAGTGAGTCCAATGAG